CAGCAGGACTCGTAGGCAAACAAGCAATGATTTCATCCAATGCCTGAACTGCAACTGCTTTGTCCCACTTTTCATGCAAGGAATTAGGAGGACACAAACCCTCAAGTCCTTCCTCCTTAGACCAGACAACTGGATTGGGATCTTTCTTTTGAAACGAAACCCAATGCTTCCTAATCCGCTTAAAGATCTCAGGAAGCGGCGGCTTCTTATCTTTCGGACTAACTGCGTCCTTAATAAGACTTGTTAGATCTCTCAACTTTTCTTTCCTCTCTTTCATCTAGCCAACCAAAGACAAGGTAGGCAATAGCTACGACTCCATAAACCACACGAATCCAACTATGGTTGTGATAAGAAACAATCAAAAACCACAGAGCAAGTGTGTACCAGAGATGCTTCATTTAGTCCAATCCTTTCCTTCGCTGGAATAAGAACCCAGAACACAGAACGCTGCAAATACTCCGTAGACAATTCCTAGAACAAGACCAACTGAACCGTCCACTCCAAAACCGAATGCAGCGGAAAGATATGTACTTGCAACAGCAAGAAACATCCATGCATTACTGGGCTTCAATTACTCCATCTCCTTTCGGAACTTAATTCCCTCTTCCACTTCCCAGGAGTAAGCGGTAAAACAAGAGTTCCAGATTTCTCTGCTCCAAGGAAACTCCTTTGTTTCCCATTCAGGGAATTGCATAGTTTCCTTACCAAGGAAACCGTGACAAAAGCCTAGGGTTTTATACAACTCAATAGCAACCTCCGCAGTATCTTCAAGAGTTGTTGAGTTTTCAATCTTCTCTGACAATTCCAGAGTCCTATCGATCTTACCGAGAATATCGGTCATTTGCCCTTTCATAAAGCTTTTGCCAATCCTTAGAAAGCTTCTTCCATTCTTCTGAGTTGTGCTCCCACAACTGAGCCGCAATAAACCACATGAAAACAAGGACACCCAAAAGAACTGCTGCCCACTTCTCGCCAGAATAAGCCCAATAAATAATTAGACCTAGGGCAATGAGATGAACTGATTCCCAGATAATCTTTAGAAATCTTTTCATGACTTTTCCTCCTTCTCGATTTTGTCTGCAAGAGCGCGAAGTGCATCTCTCATCTCTTTGTACTCTTCCTTTCCCTTACCATCTTTACAGGGAAAGTCCACCTTGTTTTCGCAGCAGTAGATCAGAATGTCAAAAGCACTAGCGATAATTCGTAACTCTTCTGGAGTTGCAGGCTCAATTACAGATTCCTTACCCTTTACTACTGCTTTAATGAAGCTATTAATGTCGTCCATTAGTCCTCCTTATTTTCTCCTAGAATATCACTGACATTAAGATCATCAGGAAAATCAGCATTGAATTTGTCTGCGGCTACCTCTGCCATTGTGGAATTAAACGTAGTCTTAAATTGCTCCACGTCATCATCCCAATAAGCGGCAGGGCCTTCCTCCCACGCATCTGCAAGACGGCGCAGAATATCCGCAGGAGTACAGTCCATCGCAGACTCTCCTTCATTCATCTTCATAACAGGATTATCCTCATCCTGAATATGAGTGATAAGAGCAGAAGTCAAGACCAATGTTTGCAGGGCTTCCCGCAATCCATTAATCAATCCAACGCTCTCAGGATTGTCTTTTTCATTTGCATCATGCGTTGAAACGATCTTTGCAGCAAGGGCCATAGCCCCGTACAAACCGCTAAGTGGAATCGCATCCATTATTTCGTTCCCCTTCCAAGTTCGTGACCATCATCGAAGGCATGGTCAATGAGTTTTCCGGACTTCAAAAGCTCTCGGACATTTCCTACCCGCTCAATCTTCTTTTCTCTCATGAGATTAGTTAGCTTACGAATCTCTTCCTCATAAGCCATATTCTCATTCTTAGTTGTAATCCAACCGTCAGAAATCCAGAGCTTTTTCTTTTCCTTTCTCTTAGCGAGCCAATGCAGCGCAGGAATGTCCACTACATTAGCTCCACCCATTCCACGCTTTAGATCTGTGTTGTATCTTCCGTTCTCTGCAACGATACGGAGAATACCATCAGTTCTAAAGCCCGAGTAAATCGCAACAATAGATGCTGGACATTGTTTGATGATATCCAGAATCATCTCATTGCTCAATGACATTGAACCGCTTACATCAATAAGAACAGCGGCTCCAGCGCGGCGGCGACCCTTTCTAGAAAAGAGTTTCATATCAGTTGCATACCGATGCATTCTGACTGGAATAACTCCTTCGTCTGAGGGTGTCATCTTTACGCTGTCGGTCATCTTGAACTTAATTGCATGATCGAGTTTGGGATGCTCAATAGGCCTGAGCTTTCCTGGGTCAGAAAAATCATTCGGATACCTGAATGAAGTTACTTCGTTCTCAGGAATATGATCAAGACCCATATCTTTTGCTTCCTGCTTTTCCTCCTCAGTCAAATTGGAAATGCTTGTCTGCTCTGGGCTTTCAGGAGCAGGCTCCCAGGAATAAGTGATATTCCCATTCTGATCTCCTTCCTCACCCGGCTCTGCCCTGGGATCTCCGTCAGGCTCAGGCATTTCCATTTCTGGAGTTGCCTCTTCGATCATTTGACGCAATTCTTCTGCACATTGCATTGCGTCCTCAAAAGAAGTAATCTTCCCATTGCGTTCATCGGGATTAAAATACTTCTCTGCAAGTTTGTCAACGATTTCTACAGCCCTGTTATCAGACAATTCACGACAGGCCTTTTCTTCCGCTGTCCCTCTTGTCGCAAACAAGGCTTCCGCGTGTTTCATGGGATGCTGCATTTGTGGACTAGAGAAAGCCTCTTTTAGTCTTTCATCGTCAAAGATTCTTGCTCTTTTATTATTTGTTTCAATTCCACAAACACGAAGTCCCTGCCAGACACGGCAATCCTCAACAGATTGCAAGGTTGTGAATCCCATATCATCGGGACGGACGTAATCCCTAGGAGAAATCTTCACATGCATAGCTTCATGCGCTCTTGTGAGTTCTCCTGCCGGACTTTCCTCAAATGGAACTACGAACTCACGTTTATCAAAATCAACGTAAGCCCTGCTCACATCATTGGAATTTCTTACCTCCCAGTTCTCTCCGTCAAGCAGTTCAGGAATAGGCCTGGCGCGGTAAGTTCGTCTAAGGAATCCCATATTACACCATCCTTTTAATTACTTCACCTTCAAAGATATGAAGGATTTCTGTCTCTGTTTTTTCATCAATTATCTTGTAGTTGAATTGCCTGTTTTTCGAGAATTCGATAAACCAGTCTTCAGCTTCTTTTAGGTCTTCCCATTTATTTCCTTTTAACTTATCCTTTCCGCCTCCATACCAATCAAAGTTTGATTCTGGTTGACTGTTATGCCAACACTTTGTCATATAAGGAGGACCAGGGATTACAACTTCTACTTCTGGAAGATCTTCTACCCAGACTTCTTCTTCTAGGAAGAGATCGTAGTGCTCTAGAAAGAAACCTAGCCCCTGATGCTCCTCGTAATATCCATCTATTCCCTCGGCTGATACATACTTATCATTAAGCGAAGTAACACAAGCAGTTCCACTTTGGTCTAAATGAGGGCCTTTACCTTTGTATTTGAAAATATTTCCGACTTTAAAATCATTAACAGAAGTTTTCTTCACCCATTGGGTGGTTAGACTTTTCCCTTACCACCAGCCCTTGAAATCTTAATGGTGTTAAGCACAGTTTCTGCTCTTTCACCGAAGACAGCAAGCGCGGCTTCCTCCTCACCAACGATATCACGCAAAGATGCAAAGGCTTTCCAGCCACGAACGCTGACTGACCTTTCCGTATCCCTGCTGATTCCCTTCTTTGCTGCATTCCTCAGATCAGAGGGCAAAGACTTAATTGCCTCAGGATGAAGTTGGTCAATGTTAATCCGAACAGCAAACCTATCCCGCAATGCTTCCGGAAGATCGTCCGGGTGTCCGTTCATTGTTGCAATCACCCGAAAATCCTCATGTGGCATAACGGTTACAGGATCGCCATTCTCGTCCTTGTAAGGCAACGTGATTCTTGCGATACCAGGATCATCCAGAAGTGCATGGCAGAAAGTCAATGCATCACCAGATGCCTTGTCAATCTCATTCAAGACAAGACGAGCGCCCGACTTGAAAGCTGCAAGTGCAGGGCCATCCATCCAGTGAAACTCATGACCCTTCGGGATAAAGTGACCCCGCAACTCTGCGGCAGGAGTCTCTTCAGTCAAGGTAATGTTGTAAACCTTCGGCGTTTCTCCGCTGTGATCTTTCACGAAGTTTGCAGCCGTTGTCTTTCCAGTACCAGGAGGACCAAACAGCAACGTCAAACGTGAAACCGGAATGATCGTTTCTGTTAGCTCCCAAATGCTGAGCCGCTTCTTAAACTCTGCCATAGCTGAGTCCTCCGCTCCGAATTTCCAGACTGACTTCTGGAAGTGAAGGTTATTCCCCTCGCCAAAAGTTTTTCCAGTCGTGTCTTCTGGCTTACAAATTACGACGTAATCATTAACCTCGACTACCTCAAAGGTATGACCGAAGTAAGGCTCAACTTCCTTAGTTCGATACATTTCCTTTTCTACGTCGATGAGGGTAACACGATCTCCGGACTTGATTGTTTCCTTGACAAGCAATTCTCCACTTCCTTTCACGGCTGAGGGACAGGTTCGGCGATTATGGCCTTCGTTACCACAAAAACTACAAGTGTAAGACAACTTCTTCTCCTTTAACTCGAAACGATCTTCGTAAAACGAACTACTAATTTCTTCGACTCTTAGTAGAGGTTTTTTAAACCACTCGATATACCTTTCTACGGTATACGTCTTTCCCTTTTCAAGTTTTTCGTGAGAACAGTTTGCTACTACTTTGTCTCCTGGTTTGAACTTATAGACTCTAGGCACTTTTAATCAACCTGAACCTGGACTCAAGAAAATATCCGTCAAATCCTTTTCTTTTCAGAAGTTCTTGTCCGTTTTGTGTCATTATCTTTTCAACTTCATAGACACATGGAACATGAAGCTTTGTAAGTCTTTTTTCTGTTTGTACACAGATAACGATATCTCCGGGTTTGAATTTAGGCACTGGAGATTATCGTTAAAGAGTTTTTGTTATATCCGTTGAAACACTTTCTAGAGGAAGGATATTTAAAGGTTGGGTCAAGTGGGATTACCCAAACCCAATTACCCTTTGTTGGAATACTTCCGTCTGGTCTATTTCCTCCTATTTTGCAGACAACGAGTAACATATCGGTCTTTTTCCATCTAACAATGTCTCCTGCTTTAAGCAATGTGAACATACTCCTTATAAAAACCATTACAAGGAAGTCCTTCGAAGTCAAAAGCTCTTTCGGCTGGATCTAAAGGAGATACCCAGACGTAAGTTTGTTTGTAGTCTCTTTCTTTTACTGGTTTAATTCTTCCTATTCCCCAGACCACGCAAAGAGTTTGTTTGCTTCCCGGATGTTTAACGGTTACTAGATCTCCCTTTTTCATGAGAACGGAATTTCCTCTTCTACTTTTATAAGCTGATCTTCCTGAATTCCGATGAACCTAAAGCCAGAAGTATGATTGTCTTCCCATTCAGAATGAAGCGATGGATCTAGAGGCATTACCCAGATATAGGTATTACCATACTCATAATCTGAAATAGGATGATTTTCTCCTTCCGAAATTACAACAAGAGATCCATAGCCAGGATCTGCATGTTTGTAAGTAACAAGATCTCCTACTTTTAGATTACGCACTTTTAATCAACTCCAGGTTTTCTTCTAACCATCCTGCGGAATAATCCTTAATGTAGCTAGGAACTTCGGCAGGATCTAGTGGGTAGACCCAGTAATATGGCTTGCCCCATTGTTTTTCCTTTATTGGGTCCACTGTTGCAAATGCAAGAACTACCAATGGACCAGTTGGAAATGGTTCCTGAATAGACTTAACTAAATCTCCAGGTTTAAACAGCATTTTGAATCTGCGGGGGAGAGTATTGCTTATAACAAAGTTCCGTCTGGTCGATCTTGCGACCGATTGCCTTACCCCTTTCTCGGGCTTTCTGCCGCTCGACTTCTTCAAGTTCTTTTCGCATCTCGTTCAGCGCGGTCTTTGTCTCTGGATTAAGCACTGAAATCCACCACCTTAATTTCCTTGAAGGTTGTCAGAAGTTCTGACAGAATTGCCTTTTCGTTATCAGAAAAGGTACTGCGATCCAGAACGTGCAAAGCCTTGGCAATATCTCCTTCTGCCAAGGCATCGAATACTTCATTAAACGCTAGGTACTTCAGTTCTTTGTTAGGAGCTTCCCGAGTCTGCATAATTCCTCCCTAGTTTAAACATGAACAAAGAGAACTGTGCAAGTGCAATACCAACTGATTCTGCACTAACTTCTGAAGCATTGATTGCTTCTTCAATTAGGAAATTAATGCTTGCTGCATTCTCTTCCCAATATCGAAGCTCCGCAGGAGTTAGATCATTCACTACTACGAAAGGCTCAGCTTTAACCTCTCTAGGATTAACTCTTTCCAATTTTCTCACCTCCTACCGCCGCCGGATTGCGCTGTCGGGGTACACGCGCGCGTAACGCACAGGGTACCCGCTCCGGGCCACTATACAAAGGGAAGTTTTACCAATTTGCGGGAAATTCGTTCGCTTGTGCGGATTGTGGCGAGCGGCTTGTGATCTTTGCTACAATGGAGACATCCGTAACTCCTATATTTACGGATTGTCATCTCCTGTGTTGCCCTTTGGCAACGCGGTCGAGAGGAGGGGTCGGGATTACGGATAGCAGTTCACTTACGGCTAACTGCGTAGTAGCTATTGCACCCAATTCTTTTACACGGAGTTGCAATAAAACCATCATGCCAAGTCGTCCATTGTCTTAATCCACACTTTTCACAATAGACAATTTGAGCATCTGGATCGTCTTTATACTTCATGTATGAAGGCTTTGTCCATGCGAGAACAGAATGATTTCCTGACTGCATTGAAGTTGGGTCATACTGTGACGAAAGCATGCCAGATGGCAAGTGTTAGCCGTCGTAGAGTTTATTACTTCCGACAGGAATTCCCTGAGTTTGAAGAAGCTTGGGATGATGCTCTCGCTGCCTCTAAAGAGGAGCTGGAAGAACATCTGAGGTCTAGGGCTTTGGATAAGGATGACAGGTCTGGACATTTGCTTTTGATGTTTTTGCTTAAAAAGCTCGACCCAAGCTATCGAGATTCGTTTAAGACTGAGACTGCCAAGGAAATCGTGAAGACTCAGGAGTTTGAGTTCTCTGAGAAAGAGGTGGATCAGGCTCTGGAGATTCTGAAGGTTCGGAAGGCTGCTCAGGCTCAGCAGCAGACCGATAAGGCCACTGACCCTCCTGTTGACGCTGCTGAATGATCTTCTCAAGCTCATGCTCCATCGTATCCTGGCTCCACTGAGAAGACGCAACCCCCTCAGGAATCGTGTCCTTTACGCTTACCGATTGCGGAGGGGGAAGGGGGTCTTTAGTAGCTGTAGTAGTAGTGTATTGAGTATCGATACTTGATACAAGGCTATGCCTATACAGCGGTTTTCCGTAGTGCGTCTGTGTCTGGCGCTGTCCCTCCTGCCCCATCTCTCTAGAGCAGTAAGCGTACTTACCGTCAGTGGTTAAAAACCCATGACATTTATCCTTATACGCAGTCTTATACCTCCCACAGATGGGGCATTTATTACGTGCTGTATAATTCTTAAGCAATGGGACTCCCTGGTGGAATTATTGGTGCGCTAGCTCAGCAGAGCGTAGGTCAAGGAGGCGGCGATAGCCGTGAGGCGGTAGCAGCGCTTGCAAGAGGTATCGCCGCTCTCCATTCATATCTAGACCTAGTTCAAGACCCTAAGAACAGAGCTACAGTAACCCAATGCCTTGCTCGACTTGAATCCATCAGAGGCGGTCATATGCCAGATCAGAGTCAAGGTCAAGGTGGGCCACCGGCCCAAGGTCAAAACCAAGGCTATTAATGAATAGCGGCAAGGCGTAGAGCCTCAGACAAAGAAGCTTCCAAAGCTTCATTCATCTTCTTTTGATCTTCGGCAATCTTCTCCAGCATTGCCACTTTGCTCTTAAGACGAGCAATCTCCTGCTCCTGTTCGTAAACCATCTCTTCAGTAGTCATTTTAAAACCTCCCTCTATCTTTGCAGTATGCACAGATGATGTCTGATTGTTCAGTTCCACAATGGATACATATTAGCTTTCCTTTCTTCATTTCATCGTAAAGAATATGACTATCCAAAAGTTCTTTTAACCTATCGAAGTCTGATTTACTCATTTCAATTATGGCTTTTTTGTGCAAAGTGATATGCTCCTTATATGAAAGTTCGTCTTCCTTCTCCTTATATACCTCATAAGCCTCAGCCGAAGCAGTTGGCGTTTCTGGCATACGATGGATTGGAGGCTTTTTACGGTGGGGCTGCGGCAGGTGGAAAATCGGATGCACTTCTGATGGCCGCGCTTCAATACGTTGACATTCCTTCTTACGCCGGGATGATCTTCCGAAGAACTTACGCCGACCTAGCACTGCCCGGCGCTCTCATGGACAGGGCTAGAGCCTGGCTTGTCAATACTGATGCTAAGTGGGAACGCGAGACGCATACTTGGTCCTTTCCTTCAGGTGCTAAGCTGTCCTTCGGTTACGTTCAGACCCCTGGCGATAAGTGGCGCTACCAGTCGTCTGAGCTACAGTATATCGGTTGGGACGAGATCACCGACTTCCCCGATGACGATGCCTACGTCTTCATGTTCTCTCGCCTTAGACGCCTAGAAGGGTCTGATATTCCACTCAGAGTAAGAAGTGCTAGTAACCCTGTTGGAATTGGAGCAGCTTGGGTGAAAGAGAGATTTGTGGAGCCAGCAGAAGGGGAAAAAACTAAAGGTATCTTTATTCCAGCTAATTTCCATGACAATGAATATATAGACCAGGAGGCTTATTATGACTCACTCAAAGAATTGCCTGAAAGCACCCAAAAGCGCCTCATTGACGGCTCTTGGGACGAAGTGGAAGATTCTGCGTTCCCCGAATTTAACGTTAATATTCACGTCATCGATCCTATTGCTATTCCCTACGACTGGAGAAGATGGGAAGGAATGGACTTTGGGGTATCAAATCCGACCGCTTGGTACTCAGCAGCTCTGTCTCCGGATGGTCACACCGTCATACACGGTGAGTATTACTCTGAAGGGCTGATTAGTAAGCATGCGAGTGCAATCCTTACTTATAGAGAAAACGCCTGGGGGCAGCCTCAGCTTGCTCTATGCGACCCTTCTATCAAATCCAGAACTGGCTTTGGAACAAGCGGTGTTGGAGATACGGTGCATAGCGAATTCAGCAAAAATGGAATTTACCTCATCCCCGCTAACAACGACCGTCGTGTTGGCCGAGTCAGGATTAGCGAGCTTCTTCGTCCAAATCCCTCCCTTGCTTATCCACCTTACCACCGGGGATACGGCTCGCTTGGAAGTCCTGGGCTATTCATTACATCAAATTGTAAGAATCTCATCAAGCAACTCACAATTGCACCGCTTGATGCCATCGAGGGAGAAACTGTTGACCCATTTTGGGAAACCAAATACGGTCATGGAATTGCTGCTATGAGGTATTTGCTTACTGCGCGGGTATATCCAAATCAGAAGGATAATTCCCCTCAGGGAAGAAGTGTCAGGCAATGGAAGGCTTGGCCTCAGCAGGCAGAGCCGTATGGTTAAGCGGTCTTCTAAACTAATAACTAATGGCTGACGGTAAATCAGAGTCCAAGGCAGCGGTTAACCGCTCCGATGAGGCAGAGAAGGAAGTTAAGGGCAGCAAGTCTGCCGGTGGATATCCGGTTTCTGTGCCTGATGCTGAAAACACTGCGGCTCAAGATCGTGCCTTGATGAATTACAAGGTCACTGGAATTGTTGGCGATTATGTTGATCCTACCCGCGACCAGGAATGGGATATTGCTCCTGAGTTTGGAGTTGCCCCTCATCCTGAGTTGGCTAATCCTGCTCCGCCTAGCAAGGGTTTTGGCCTTGGCGCTCCTGCGCCTCAGTCTGGTGAACGTGCTGCGGCTGCTGTAAAGGCCCTGCCGGTTGAGGAAAAGGAAAAGCGAGCTAAGGAAGAGGCAAAGCAGGCCGGTGATCGTCCTGTCTCTGAGAGGCTTGCGGCTGGTCGCCCTGACCTTCGCGGAAATGAAACTGTTAACGAAGGCAACGACAAAAAGGACAAGTAATGAATTTCACCTTCCTTGATCTCTGCGCTCTTGTCTCTACGGTTTGCGTAGTGATCCTAACCGTCCATTTCTGTCTTTAATGCCTCCCTACGACATTAAATGCATCCAGAAGGGCGGTAAGTGGGAATGTGTCACGGTAGGCTCTGGTAAGGTTCATGGTCGCTTCGACTCTAAGGCTCAGTGTGAGGCTCAGATGAGAGCGATCTATGCAAATGATCCCTCAAAGAAAGGACAATAATGGCTAGCTTTACTTGGATTCCACAGGCATCTGCTGGATGCCCTCTCTGCGGTACTTCGGTATGCGACAGAGGTTTTGTTGACTGCATTGCAGATACTCTGGTTAGAAACCCCGAAGGAGAGGTTAGCGGGGTTGTAGACCTAGTTATCTGTGCTGTATGTCTAGAGCAGATTGCCCGTCTAATCGGTTGTATGCCCAAATCTGATACGATGGAGTTCGCAGAGAAATACATCGCCCTGGAGGAAGAGTTGGAAAAGGCTAAGGATGAAATTCAATCCTGGAGCCAGCGTTATCAGCAACTCCTCGATAATTTGCAGGAAGATATCTCTGCCTACCTAAAGGAGAAAGATGCTACTAGCAATACTGTTAGGCCTAAATCTAGTAAACGTAGTTCTTAGCGTTGTCGCTGTATATCAGCGCAAGACAGCCATGGAAGCAAATAACTCCTTTTCTAGGGAAAGAAAGGCCTGGGCTATTGAACGTGGGGAATTGATTGACAGAGTTCTCTTGCAGAAGGGATATCGAGAATTCGCTCCCCCTCAGCCCGTGGCGGTTGAAATGAAGACTCTTGGAGAAGAGGATTGGGTAGAGAAAAGTGAAGAGGAAGGTTTCCAGCCACTTTGAAAGATCAATCCGGAAGAGTAATTAGCCTTGACGGAGGGACAGAGGTTGTAATCGAAGAAAGCGGTTGGGTCACTCTTACTGACTATGCTGCTCTTTCTCGATCTAATGAGATCCCCAAAATTAGGCTCAGCCCTAAGGATGCCCTTTATCTGGGGAAGGCCTTCTTCAAATATGTGGAGGACCCTGTAAACTAGAGGGGTGGCACAGCCTGACAGCATTAAAATTGGCGATACCGTCTACAAGGTTGAAGATATCCTTCAGCCTGCACTTGCCCGAGTAGAGGAAAGCGAGAAGCATAGAGATGAGTTCCTACCACAAGTGCGTGTTAATCGTAAGTTCGCTGCCAAAAAGCAGCATCTTGACATTAACCCCCAGGATGGTCGAGTTTTGGATGCCAGATATAGGACCATCTCTGGGGTATCCGTCAAAATGGTCACTTCTGACATTCTCGGCCAGTACGTCCAGTCAGCAATCGGACGATTGGCTGCTAACGATTACAAGCCTAATTTCCTAGCAGGCCAGCCTGACGAACAGGCCGCTGAGATTACCATCATGATTAATGATGCGTATACCTGGGGTTGGGATAACGAATGGGATGGAGAAAGAAAGGTGCTGTCCCTCTTGCGTCTGCTTGCCATCGACGGAACTGCGGCTATCCGCTGTAGGTATGACAGAAGTTATGGAGAGATTATTGGAGACATTCCATACAAGGATGGCCGTCCTATTACTGATGCTGAAGAAGCTCGGAAATATGTAGCAGAGACAGCTAAAGACGGCGGTAGGGCGGCTTTCTCAACTCTTAGAGAGGGAAAGGTCTGTTGGGAAATGCTTTCTCTGGAAAACATTCTCTGGCCCTCTGGCGAGGAAGACCCATCAGAGTTCTCCTGGGAAGCTATTGGTCGTCCTATCGACGTGATGGAAGTTCATGCCCGTTATGGAGAGATGGCAGATGGAATTCTTGCTGAGAATCTTCAGTCCTCCGGAAGCCTTACTTCTGGCTTGGGATTTAAAGAAGAGAGCAAAAGCTCTATGTCTAACAAGGTAATGGTCTACACCTTGTATGAGAAGCCTAACTCCAAGTTTAAGAAGGGAAGGACAATCATTTTTACCAAGACAAACCTTCTTGACGTTATTCCTTCTTTGCCCTTCTCAGATCACCCTAAGGGACCTAAAACAGGAGTTCATTACTTCCGTTGGCAGATCGTGCCAGGACGCTTCCCTGGGGTTGCATTTATCGAAGGCGGAATTGGTGCTCAGACAATTAGAAATAAAAGACTGACTCAGATTGACACCACAATTGACCGTGGTATGCCAAAAATCTTCACTGAAGAGCAAAGTCTTGCTAGGCCACGAACTGGAGAGCCTGGAGAATATGTTGAAATTCGCCCTGGTGCCCCCCTGCCACAGGTTTGGTCTGGATTCCAGCCTGGACAGTGGATGCTTCAGGACATTAAGTTGCAGGATGAAAATGTTGAGAAGGCAATGGGCATGAAATCCATTTCTCTCGGTCAGCCTCCCCAGGGAGTCTCTGCTTATTCAGCTATGGCTCTGCTTACTGAAAACGATGCTCTTAAGCTTGATCCAATTGCCCAGGATATTCGTCTTGGCTTTATTGAGCTGAGCTTTGACACGATGGAATCAATGCGTAATTGGCCTAAGGAAAAGAACATGGAAATTGCAGGCCCTGATGGGGCTTTGAGAGCATTCCTCTTCTCTGCCAATGAGATCCCCGAGAGGTATCTTGTTATTGCTCCTAAGCAGGGTGCATTGCCTAGGAGTCAGGCAGCCGAGTTGCAGAAGATCAATGATATTTGGGCTGCGGCTATTGCTATTCAGCAGCCGCTTCCAATGACTTGGTATGTCGAGTCTCTTAATGCTGGTAAACCTCAGAAGCTTCCTACTTCTCTGAGCAATACCTCTAAGCATAAGGCTGAACTTGAGAACATTGTCATGTTCCATACCAAGCAGAACGTCCCTGTCAGTCCTGAAGATGATGATCTTGCCCATGTTGAAATCCATAGGGCTTTCCAGAGCAATATGCACTCGATGGCAAATATGGGAGATCAGGACGGAGGGACAGTCGCAGGTATTATTGAACAACACTGCCAGGAACACCTCCGTGCCGCACAAGCTACAAAGCCGGGCCAGATGGCTTCTGACTCACAGACAGCAGCGCCACAGCCCGGCTCTGTAGGCCCTCAGCCGGGCACAGGAGGCGCAGGGACACGCGGCCCCGGTAACACCGCCCCAACTGGTACACTTCCCCCCGTACCCCAAGTAGGAGGCCCAGGTGGCTAGAGAGCCAATCCAGCAGAACAACATGGAGAAATTCCCGTGGATTCAAAGGAGATACTATTTAGAGCAAAAGATAGTAGATCTAGGCGGTATTCTTCCAGAATTGCCTGAAGAATTTCCTGAGGACAGCGAAGCAGCAATTCAGTGGAGGTATAATCCTCGCACTAAAGAAAGTAGGGAATATTTCAATGCCACATTTGGATGGCTTAAAAAACTTCACGCTAACAAGGAACAAGCGCGTAAGAGCGAAAAGAAAGCGAGAAATCAGAAGAAAGGAACTTGAAGCGCAGAAGACGCAATAGTTGTGCTATACTGCTAACCGATGAGCGACGAACAGAACTTTGAAAACGAAGGTGGGGCAGTTGCTCCGCCCGAGCCAGTAGCCCCGGAAGCTCCCGCGTGGACGCCTTCTAGGGAAGATTTTGAGGCTCTACAGGAAAGCAATAAGCAATTGCAGGCCAAGCTTGCAGAGCACGACAGCTATTTTCAGGCTCCGGAAGATGATGGAATGCCGGATATGTCTGAAATCGACTTGAGCGATCCCTACACAATGGCAGCCCTGATTGATAGAGTGGTTGACCAGAGGCTTCAGTCTGTTACTCCGTATGTGAAGACTGCGGCTCAGGAGCAGGGAAAGAAGCAGATGGAAACGATGTTCGGAGACTTGGAAAAGGAAGTGGGTAGCTTCGATCATGATCTCGCAGAACGAACTGCGTTTTATTTCTATGACCAATCTGGTGATGCTGAGAAATCCGTCAGAGAAGCTGCGAAATACGCTGCTGAAGTGCGGAAGCGAGAAAGAGATGAGGCAACAACTGAGCTTAGATCCCGCGCTACTAGGAGAGGCAGCGGATCTTCTGAAGACTTCGGGGCGACTACATCTGCTGTACCCGGAGAAACACCCGCTAAATCATACGACGAAGTGATTGATAAGTACGTCCATCAAAACGAGTTGTAAACAAAGCAAGTCCACTTTCAAAGAGATAAGCGAAAGGAGGTAAATATATGGCTGAAACACTATCACTGGCAGTTAAGGAAGTAGACGGACCCAATGCCCAGGGTTGGTTTGAGGTTGTTTTTGAGGATGACTCAAAGGCTTCAACTAAGTCTGAGGAATTGGCGAAGGCTGCATTCCAGAGTCGTGGGACCATCGCTGATGTAGTTGTTTCTCGGGTAACGAAGGGGAAGTATACCAACGTTTACTTGAACGAGATCAACGGCGTTAAGGATTCCCCCAAGCCTAGGGCTAAGACGGCATCTAATGGTGCTGCCCCTAGGACTCCTGAGACTCAGGAGAGAATTGCTAGGCAGTGGGCCTATGGTCGCTCGATTGAGCTACTTATTGCATCGGACTCTGTTTTTGAGTTCCCGCTTACCAGCGAGCAAATGAGTGCTCTTTCAGATCAGGCAACTGCTCTGGTAAACGCAACAAAGTAAGTGTCCGACAGGCCACGTATTTCGGACTAGCGTGGCTCTTTAACCGGGGGGAGGGCTAGAAGACTCCCCCTGGTCTTATCCCTGATACACTATTTAAATGAAAGGAATTTGGAGAACTAATCCTGTCGGTGACGCCTATTGGCCCCCTTGGAAAGCAATGCATGACAGGGGAGTTACTGACTTTTACGTTCCGGCTTTAAAGTTCGATATAACCACAGGAAAGTGGGTTAAGAACATTAATGAAATCACCGCAGCTTATCGCGCAGGTGTCAATTCCCAAGGATTCGGTTATCGAATCTACAGAGATCCTTCCTGGGAATCTATTACAGATCCAGTTGCTCTCGCCAGAAAAGCAGTCACTGATATGGAAGTTGGGGGCGTTGCCGGATACATGTTCGACATCGAATATCACGACCCTGATTTCGTTAGACGGACGATTATTGAGTATCGTCGCTGGCGACCCTCAGGACCAATAGCCTGGACGCTAGAGCCTCATCAGGGAGGTTGGTTTACTCCTGAGTTGGTTCAGACGATTAATTCGGATGTAAACCTAGTCGTTGTTCCTCAGAATTTCTATTACGATATGAGAGAATACGATAAACCCCCATATGACAATCTCAGAAATGATTTGATTAATCAGGGAGTTAAATCTTCTCGCGTTAAGGTTTTTTACGATGGTGCAAAATTCATGCCAAGTGATTGGGATGGCTGCATCCTCTCAGAAGAAAGGATCTAATGCTTCCCCTAGAACATCTAAGCGCATCAT